CTTATTATCTCAACCATTGAAAAGGAAAAGCCTACAGAGGGCATTGTGGTGGCAGTAGGACCAGGTGCACGATTTGCAGACGGTAGCCTAATGACCATTGATCTTAGTGTTGGAGACAAGGTTCTCTATTCTAAGTATTCTGGCACAGAAGTTCAGCATGAGAATGAAGATCTTGTAATTCTTCCTTACCGTGACATTTTTGCGGTGATCAACTAATGGAAGTTGTTACTATTAATAACCTAACTCCTGAGCAGGAGGCTGTTATTCGCATGTTCCTGAACGAGGGAAAGTTGCAAGCATATGACGAGTTGCGTGAGCACTTCACGGCAGAACTAAACAAGATTACTCCAGAAGATAGTCAGCATGGAGCCTATATCGAATACGTAATTGAGGAAATCAAGAAACGTTTTAATGAACTTGTTGGCGAAGACTCTCAGGAATAATAGTGACTAAGATTGATGTATTGGATGAAGGATATGTACGTCTTGTTGATGTTCTTGGGGATGATCTATCTGTCGTTAATGCTGCACGTGTTTCTTACGATAAAGAGGTTAAAGAGTTTACCGACAAAGATTCAAAACTTATTAACTTCCTCGTCCGTGAGGGTCACACGTCACCATTTCGTCATGCAGCACTCACATTTGAAGTATATGCACCACTATTTGTTGCGAGACAATGGTGGAAGTATGCAGTCTCAAGCACACATGTAGATGATCAAAATGGCTGGAATGAGTCTTCACGCCGTTATATCACGGAAGAAGAGCAGTTTTATGTTCCACTAGCAGAGCAATGGCGTAGCAAGCCTGCAAATAGCAAGCAGGGTAGCGGAGAGCCAATTGATGATAATCTTGGTGAATACTATACTAATAAGTTAATTAAGATTATCGTAGATGGTACTCAGGCATATCACGATGCTATGGATGATGGTGTCGCTCCAGAACTTGCACGTCTATTCCTCCCTGCATATGGTATGTATGTTCGCTGGCGTTGGACCACATCGCTACAGGGCGTTATGACATTCCTTGATCAGCGACTAGAGCATGATGCACAAAAGGAAATTCAAGACTATGCTTTGGCAGTTAAAGATTTGGCAAGCCAGGCATTCCCAGAAACATTTAAGGCACTACATGAGTAACAGACAGCAAAAACGTAAACAGGATGCAGAACTTGCTGCTATCATTCGTAAAGCAAAAGCAGACATGGCTAATTGGATTTCTAACCTATCTGATATGCCTAGCGAAGTTGAGATTAAGGCTTTTCAGGCAGGGTACATTGCAGGAATTAATCGTGGAAGTGGGCTAAAGTGATTACTGGCTTTATTGCAGGAGTTATTCTGGTTGTAGTTGTTAGTATTTGGTATATCAACAATGGAGATGATGACGCACTATGATTATTGGTCTTAGCGGATATGCACAGACAGGCAAGGATACCGTTGCAGAACACCTTACAAAGCACTATGGATATAAGAGGGTAGCGTTTGCTGACCCAATTCGACAGGCACTGTACAAACTTGACCCAAAGATCCGTATTGACGAGATGGTAGGAGCCTCATTAGCCAATGCTGTTGACCACATGGGTTGGGAAGAAGTTAAGCGTCTTTCTAGCGATGCCAGGGAACTCTTGCAGCGTCTTGGTACAGAGGTAGGCAGAGAGATGTTTGGACAAGACTTCTGGGTGGATCAGGCATTTAGAGGGGTATCAAGGTTTAACGATATCGTAATAACAGATGTAAGGTTCCCCAATGAATATCGTGCTATCAAAGCCAGAGATGGCATCATTATCAGGATAATTAAGCCTGGTACTGCAGCGGTCAATTATCACGCTTCAGAAACAGCCCTTGACAATCACAGTTTTGATGGTACAATTGTTAATGATGGTTCTAGAGAAGACCTATACAAAAAGATAGACGAGATAATTAAGGAATATCTATGATTGATTCAGTAAAGATCGGTCCTCAAATGTTTGAAGTTGAGTTCCGTAACACTCGTGAAGATGGCATGCTAAATGACAATTCATATGGGTATACTCTTGATCAAGGCAACCTAATCGTGGTCGCTGCTGATGTTAGCGAAAGCAAGCAAAAGGTTACACTAATTCACGAAATTTTGCATTCTGCTCGTATGATTCTTGAAGGTGCATCAAAGCCTAAGAAAAAGGCGGAATACGAAGAATGGGAACATCACTTTATTGGCATTTACGAAAATGCATTCATAATGATTATGCAGGACAATCCAGAATTAGTTAAATGGTTAACCAAGTAATCCAGCCTCCAGTATCCCCTCACTCTTATAAGGTGTAGAAAGGGTAATTGGTGGCATGTGGGTTCAATCCCCACCTGGAGGACCAGGGGGTTGAAGCATTAAGGTGATGCAACGGACTTTTAATCCGTGGAACAGGGATCGTTCCCCTGCTGCCCTACAAATTAATAAGATTTATACGGAAAGGTATAGAGTATATGAGTTATAAAGAAGATATCTTAAAACTCCGTGCAGATGGAAAATCGTATGGAGAAATCAGCACAATCTTGGGCTGTTCTAAAGGAACAGTCGCATATTATCTAAAGGAGATCAAGATGCCAGAAACACCAAAGGCACCAGCAAATAGTGCAATTAAAGATAAGGTAGTTAACTATATTGAGAATATCAAGGAAACTCGTCAATGTATTGACTGTGGTCAGCGTATGCACAAGAGCCAGATGGACCCAGTAGATGGAACTAGCCTTAATGCAATTATTGATTCTGTTGTAGATAAAGAAACGTTTGAAGAGTCTAAGCGAAAGATCTTCCAGTTGAAGTTTGTTTGTGCTAACTGTGATCGTCTTCGCAAATTTAGGGAAGCAAACAAGGGTAAGTAATTACCCATCAGCCCCTATAACTCAGTGGATAGAGTGTCAGACTTCTAATCTGTTCGTCGTAGGTTCGATTCCTACTAGGGGTACTATCCAACTTGGTTAACGGTTGCAATAACTGAAGGCACAGCAGGGTGTACAGATGCTCCAGAGCCAACTGCTGCTTCGTATTCAAGAACTGAATTATTGCTGTCAGAAGACCACATAATCTGGTAATAATCACCAGCAGCAGCATCTACAAAAAGATTCCATGCTGCAACATAATATGGGTTGTTAGCAGTAATAGCACACTTAGTGTTTGAGTTTGCAACTGCAGTACCATTCTTAGCAAGCCAGATGTTTACAATTCCAGAAGAGTTTAGTTGGTGCAACTGAGCAGAGAAGGCAATGTTGTATTTGCCTGCTGCTGTCATTTTAATGTGTGAACTAGACTCAAGGGTAACGCCAGTTGCCCAGTCAGTATTGTTAAAGGTCATAGCCTGAATTGAGTTGGCTGTTCCAGTCTGATCCTGGGTGCTGTAGAATGATGCAGAAGCACCAAACTTGTGAGCATTTAAATATCCCCAAGTTGCAATTCTATCATCAACGGTAACTGCTCCAAGGTAACCATAGGTGCTACCTGGATTAAGAATGACATCATTCTCTGCAGTAATCGTTAGGTCTGTACCATTTGTTTCGATCTTTTCGCTAAGACCATTTCCAAATACGACCCCACCCTTAGACGCATCTTCTACACCTTTAACAGAAATAAAATTGGCAATATTAACGTCACCAATCCATGCATCGTCACCAATCTTAACGTTGGTTCCTGCACCGTTATTGGTTACATAAAGTTTGTCGTAGGTGTCGGTTGAAGTACCATTACCTGGAGCACCTTGGTCTCCCTTTGGACCTGGAATAGAAAATCTAGCAGACATTAAGAACCAACCACCAATGAAGTGATAAGCACAGCAGCCTTTGTATTAGATGCAGATGCGATTGCATAAAGTGCATCAAGACCATTTAGGTCAAGTGATACGATGGCACCAGGGATCAACTTAAGTCCGTAGGCGGTAGTGGTTACACCTTCTCCACCAAGATAAACAAAGTTTGATGCATCTGTATTCTGGACGGTAACAGTTAGCCCAGAGTGAAGCCCATTAGGGGTAAGTCTTACAGCAGTAGAACTGCCGAGCGTGGTTAGATTGTGAGTAGTCATAAGATAATTATACACTATTATTATTCTGACAATGCCTGATAAGCCCAGTTTAAGACCTCAACAGCAACTTGATCGTTTGCCAAATCTTTTTGTGCCATAAGCATTCTGAACTTATCAAAGAAAGAGATTCTTTCATAGGCAAGAGCAAGATCAAAAATCTCTTCGCCTTTGCTGCCAGTAGCGTTTATCAATCTAGTTAAATCTCTAAGGATTTCTTCTTGATCCATCCTACTATTATACTGCTTTTCTGCTATAATTAAATTATGAATAATTGTCCACTATGCAACGGTGATTTGGTAAATGTTATTTATGGATATCCAACACCACAACTAATTGAAATGGCTAAGACCGATGGGATTGTCCTAGGCGGTATGCCAAAGGGATTTAGACCTACCCATTACTGTCATGCTTGCCAGGAACAGTTTCCTCAAGTAGAGGTTCTGTTT